ATATCTTAACCTTTTATCACCTCAGTTAATCAAGTTCAAACGCAAGAATGACAACTTGTGGAACTTTCGTTGTCCGTTCTGTGGTGATTCTCAAAAGGACAAAAACAAAGCAAGAGGGTATGTCTTTCCAAAGGAAGGGACGTATATCTTTAAATGTCATAACTGTGGTCATGGTGCTTCAATTGGCAATCTCATCAAAGAGATCGATCCTACGATGTATCAAGAGTATATCACAGAACGGTTCGTTAGTAAAGGCAAACGCAAAACCGAAAAGAAAAAACCAAACATCAAGAGAGTTCGTAAGAAGAAGTATCGTGTAGATAGTCCTTTGGCATCTATCAAAAAGATGTCGCAATTAAAACCGGAACACCCTGCAAGAAAATATCTAGAGAAACGAAAGATACCTTCCTCGGTGCATTATAAATTATTCTATGCACCCAAGTTTTTTCAGTGGGTGAATAGTTTTATGCCAGACAAATTTGGTAGTACGATCCATGATGAACCTAGATTAGTCATTCCCTTTATTGATGAGCATGAAAATTTAATCGGACTGCAAGGCCGTGCGTTTGGGAAATCCTTGCCGAAATATATAACTATAATGATTGAAGAAGACGCACCAAAGATTTATGGACTTGATACTATTGACTGGAAGAAACCTATTATTATCGTTGAGGGTCCAATAGATTCGTTGTTTCTCGACAACGCAATCGCAATGGCAGGTGCAGATACCGCAAGATTCTCTGCAGAGAACGCAGTGTATTGTTACGACAATGAACCTCGCAGTAAAGAAATCGTCAGACGTATGGAGAAAACAATTGATGACGGATATTCCATAGTAATATTCCCAAACAGCATAAAAGAAAAAGACATCAATGATATGGTACTAGCAGGGAGAGACCCTACTGAAATTCAAAGGGTTATAAGTAATAACACTTTCAAAGGATTATCAGCAAAAGCAAAACTGAGTGAATGGAAAAAAATTTAAATAATAGGAAAAAATATGTCAAAGAAGCAACATCTTGGGATCGAAATCGATCTGTCTAAAGATGAAGTCCTGTCTGATCAGGCACTCAAACTCTTAAAAGATTACTACTGCAACGACAACGAAGATACTCCGCAAAAAGCATTCGCACGAGCTGCGGTTGCGTACTCGTATGGAGATATGGGACTAGCACAGAGAGTATATGATGCAGTATCAAAAGGGTGGTTCATGTATGCCTCCCCAGTGCTCTCAAACGCACCTCTACCGGACGAAAAGGTTAAGGCACTACCTATCTCTTGTTTCTTGACCTATGTACCAGATTCATTGGAAGGACTCATCGAACATTCTGCAGAACTCCGTTGGTTATCAGTCAAAGGTGGTGGTGTAGGCGGTCATTGGAGTGACGTTCGTGCGGTGTCGAATAAGGCACCCGGACCGATGCCGTTCCTCCATACAGTAGATGCAGATATGGTTGCATATCGTCAAGGGAGAACTCGTAAGGGTTCGTATGCATCATACATGGATATCGATCACCCAGACATTATCGAGTTTATCAATATGCGTGTTCCTACTGGTGATGTCAACCGTAAGTGTTTGAACCTACATCACGCACTCAATATCACTGACGAGTTTATGAAAGCAGTTGAGCAAGATGCTGATTGGAACTTGGTTGACCCCGCATCAAGGGAAGTTCGTGATACAATGAAGGCACGTAAACTGTGGGAGATTGTTCTTGAGACACGTTACCGTACTGGTGAACCATACCTTAACTTTATCGATACCGCAAACAATGCATTACCAGAAACGCAAAAAGCACTGGGACTAAAGATTCGTGGTTCTAACTTATGTAATGAGATTCACCTTGCGACTAACGAAGAACGTAGTGCTGTTTGTTGCCTATCATCCGTCAACTTGGAGAAGTATGATGAATGGAAAGACACGACTCTTATTGCTGATCTTATCCACTTTCTTGATAACGTCTTGCAGTTTTTCATTGACCACGCAGGAAACGAGATCTCACGTGCACGTTATAGTGCAAGTCGAGAAAGAAGTTTAGGTCTTGGTGCGATGGGGTTCCATTCCTATCTACAGAAACATCGTTTGCCATTTGAGTCCGATGAAGCAGGACAAGTCAATGAGGAAATATTTAAAGACATACAATCCAAAGCAATTGCAGAATCTGTACGTCTCGGAAAAGAAAAGGGTGAGGCACCGGACATGGAAGGCACTGGTCGTCGTAACGCACATCTTCTTGCTATTGCTCCTAATGCTAACTCAAGTTTGATTGGTGGGACTTCACCGTCGATTGAACCTCTTAAAGCAAATGCATTTACCTCACGCACACGTGCCGGTTCACATTTGAGTAAGAATAAGTATCTAGAGGAAGAACTAGAACTGATTGGAAAGAACACAGAAGAGGTTTGGTCGTCGATCATTACCAATGGTGGTTCGGTCCAACATCTCGATTTCCTCGATGATCATCTCAAAGCAGTGTTCAAAACTGCGATTGAGATCAACCAAGATTGGGTCGTCTATCAAGGTGGTATTCGACAAAAGTACCTATGTCAAGGGCAGTCACTAAATGTTTTCTTCCCTGCAGGTGCGAGTAAGGCATACTTGCACAAGGTACATTATAATGCGTGGAAGTATGGGTGTAAGGGTATGTATTACTTGCGTACCGAAACATCAAACCGTGCAGAGAATGTTGCACAAAAAATCGAAAGAGATCGTCTCGTAGAGTTCTCTGAAACACAATCACAAGAAGAGTGCGTAGCATGTCAGGGGTAAATATGGAAGTAACTGTATATTCAAAGTCGAATTGTCCTTTTTGCGTTCAAGCAAAGGACTGGTTAACTGGTCACGGTTTCACATACACAGAAAATGTGTTAGATGACGAAGAACAAAGACTTGCCTTTTATCAGAAATTGAATGGTAACAAGGAAGAAATTACTAAAGGTACAGAACAACGTCGAGTAAACTCGATGCCTCAAATCTTTATTGATGACAAACGTATCGGTGGTTATGATGATCTCATGGCAAAGGGTGATGATTTGCTGAAAAAGAAGTCTGGTGGACTGACAAAGTTCTCACAGACATACAAACCATTCCACTATCCTTGGGCAGTCGAGATTACGACACGTCACGAGAAAGCACATTGGATTGAAGATGAGATTGATCTATCAGAAGATGTGACTGATTGGAAAGGTGGTAAGATGACTGCAACAGAGAAGGAATATGTAACAAACATTCTACGTCTGTTCACACAGTCAGATGTCGCAGTAGGACAGAACTACTACGATCAGTTCATTCCGAAGTTCAAGAACAACGAAGTCCGTAATATGCTAGGATCGTTCGCAGCTCGTGAAGGGATTCATCAACGTGCATATGCATTGCTGAACGAGACACTTGGTCTGCCAGAGTCAGAGTATCATAAGTTTCTTGAGTATACGGAAATGGTCGATAAGATTGATTTCATTATGCAAGCAGACCCATCAACTGTTCGTGGTTTAGGACACTGCCTTGCGAAATCTGTATTCAATGAAGGTGTCGCATTGTTTGCATCGTTCGTAATGTTGCTGAACTTCCAGCGTTTCGGCAAGATGAAGGGCATGGGTAAAGTTGTCGAATGGTCGATCCGTGATGAGTCAATGCACGTAGAAGGGAATGCGAAGTTGTTCCGTTCATACTGCAAAGAGCATAATCGTATTGTCGATAATGATTTCAAGAGTGAGATCTATGAAATGTCGCGTAAGGCAGTCGAATTAGAAGACAAGTTCATAGACTTGGCATATGAGATGGGTGACATCGAAGGACTCAGCAAAGAAGAAGTGAAGCAGTATATTCGTTACATTACAGACCGTCGTCTACTCCAACTTGGACTGAAGTCAAACTTCCATGTGCGTGAGAATCCACTGCCATGGTTGGAGTGGGTATTGAATGGTGCTGACCACACAAACTTTTTCGAAAACCGTGTCACAGAATACGAAGTCGCAGGACTGACTGGTTCTTGGGACGACGCATACGCCGCATAATAAATAAACAAAACAGGAGACAATAGATGGATCATATTGTATACGAATTGGAATGCGATGCTTGTGATACTGAGTATGAAATTTCAATTGCAGAATCTATAGATGATTCCTCAATAAAACCCATCTATTGCCCTTTTTGTGGCACAGACATAGATTTGACCGATATGGAAGAAGATGTGTCTGAAGATGTGGACGGTATGGAAGAATTTGAATTTGACGACGATTGGAAACCATGATTACGAAAACCCGTGGATGTATAAAAACAAACCCTTTACCTCTGAGGATATCGGAGATTACATAGGGTTTGTTTATCTTATAACAGATGCGAATGGCAAAAAATATGTGGGTAAGAAATTATTCGAATCAAAACGCAAAATTCCTCCACTCAAAGGTAAGACCCGCAAACGAACAGTTATTAAAGAATCGGATTGGAAAACTTACTATGGATCAAGTGACGAGGTTAAGGCACTTGTTGAATCTGGTTCATCTTTTCGTAGGGAAATACTCCATCTCTGTAAGACTAAAGGTCAATTATCATATATGGAACTCCAAGAGCAAGTTGATAGAAAAGTACTCTTGCGCGATGATTACTATAATGGTATAATACAAGTTAAAATACACAAAACACATGTGAAGGATATAAGTGATGAGTGAGTTACCAGAACATCTGGGAGGACACCTTAATAGGGTTCACACAGACAGATCAACCTTAGTATACTTAAAAAATAAGTACAACATTAAATCTATGTTAGATGTTGGGTGCGGTCCGGGTGATATGGTTCAGATTGCGAGGGATAAAGGATTGATTGCCAAAGGCATCGATGGTGATTATACTTTACGAGGAGATTGGTCGGATAAAAGTGTCGATGTTCTTCTTCATGATTTCACAGAAGGAGTGCCTGATGTGGGTGAATATGATTTGTGTTGGTCCGTTGAGTTTCTTGAACATGTATACGAAGAGTTCCTACCAAACATCATGGAAACTTACAAAAAATGTAATTACGTAGTATGCACAGCAGCTCCTCCGGGATGGGACGGACATCATCACGTAAACTGTCAACCTCAAGAATATTGGGTAGAGAAGTTTTCTGAGTGTGGGTTCACTCTTAATGAAGAAGATACTACATACATTAGGGAAAACAGTGCAATGAGAAAACCTTTTATGCAAAGAACGGGTATGGTTTATGTCAGAAACGATTGAGTTGTTCGTAGGATGCGCACCTAACGGTGAAGACGCAGAATCACAAATGGTATTAGAGTATACTGCAAGGAAACATTCCTCTTTACCAATTAACATTCACTGGATGAAGCACAGCACTGATCCCAAGTCGTTCTGGTATGGATGGCAATCCCAGATGTGGGCAACTCCGTTTAGTGGTTTTCGATGGGGCATTCCAGAGTTCTGCGGATTCAAAGGTCAAGCAATCTACATGGATAGTGATATGATTATTCAGCATGATCTTGCAGAACTGTGGAACGAACCGTGGAATGATCAAGCAGTCATCATGGGCAAAGGTGGTTGGCGTTTCTGTGTCGCAAAATGGAATTGCGAACGTGCCAAAACAGTTCTGCCAGAAGTAGATGTTATTAGAAACAATCCAAATGCGCACCATTTCCTCGCACACTCGTTTCCAAAGATGAAACACCTAGAGCAAATTTTTGATCGTCAGTGGAACAACTTTGATGGTGAAAATGATAACCTTGACGATATCAAAATTTTGCATTATACTGATATGAGTACGCAGATGCATTTCAAATACGCAATTCCTCGATTGGAAGAGAGTGGCAGAAAGCATTGGTATGACGGTGAGATCCGTCCACATCGTCGTCAAGATGTACAAGATTTATTTGATCAGATGTATGGTGAAGCATTAGATGCAATGTACTTACCACAATCATACGAATCAAAGCAGTGGATTGCATATCAGAAAGAGTCGCAGAAAGGTTATCGTGCGGCAAATGGATTTGATGTAACACAAGGTGAATAATGAAAAATCGTCGTTATGGGGAAGTGCCACAGGGACAAGTGTTCTTTGCGGCATGTGATGCCAACTATTTCAAGAAGTTTGCACCTGCTTTCGTAAGCAGTATCAGTTCAAACAGTAGTACGAACATACACATTCATGTCATCAATCCTGATGATGAAGTGCTTGCACTTGCATGCTATCTTAACTCTCGTGTGTCACAGCATGTCACATATACATTTGAAGATGTAGATCTTTCGCAGTATAGTAGTGAGCAAAAGAGAGCATTGTATGCGTCCTTACGATTCTTAGTTGCTCCTTTCCTTTTGAGTTATGCTGATCAATTATTAATCCTAGACATCGATTGTATGGTAATGCAAAACTTTGAATTTCCTGCGATGCCTGTTGGTTACTTTCCTCGTGAACCTTTGCCCGGAACAGTGGGTTGGGAAGCAGAAGGAACAAAGTGCGCGGCAGGGTGCGTGTTTCTCGACAAGTCAGCAATGAACGTTGCGACAGCAATTTCAGAAACTCTTAGTGGTCTAGAGACCAAGTGGTTTAATGATCAGATTGCACTGAATCATGTTATGACTCAGGTTCCCGAAGAGTTTGTCAAAAAGTTTGATAGTGACTTCATGGATTGGGAGTTTAAAGAGGGAACTGCGATTTGGACAGGGAAAGGACCACGTAAGTATGACAATGAAACTTATGTCGCAAAACAACACGAGTATCACGATAGTATTATGAGTGCGACTGAGGATAAAGTGATTTTGGCACCACGTCTAGATATTCCATTTAAACAGTTTGATGTTGTTCGTGCACAATCAGTTCAAGAACCTATTCGCAAACATTGGGAAAACTTTATTCGGCAAAAGGTCGATCAAGGATATTACAAAGTGTCCTCACCACGGTGGATGTTCAACTCAAAAATTGAAAAGTATTTTCCAAACGCAAAAGAACTTCTAGTTCCTCACGTCGAACAGCATAATTGGAATGGTGGTGCAAATGCATACTTCTATATGCAGACCGTCTTTCCGTGGTTGTTTACAGTTGATCCGTTAGGATGGGCAGGTGGTGCATCATATATCGATTCGTTTGATCTAGATGCAGAGTATAGTGGGGATGCCTATTACGAGATGAAAGAAAAATTAGGAGATGGCAAGTTTGGTCATCTTCAATCAGACAAAACGCCATGGCATTTCATTGAAAAAGACAACTACATTGTGGTTCCTTTGCAGTTACCTCATGACGAAACGATTAAGTATCACTCGGATTTTAGTGTGGAACATTTTGTTACTCAATTGTGTCATATGGCAAACACTTGGGATGGTCCTCAAATTGTGTTTAAGGGTCACCCAGTAAACTTTGCGTCTATGGCACCTCTGAAAGACATTATTGAAGGTGGGTTCAATAATGTTCTGTATGTTGCTGATGCAAACTTTAATGACTTGGTGAGTAATGCACAGGCAATGTTTGTTTTGAATGGTGGTAGTGGTCAGGAAGCGATGCTTCACGGAATTCCTGTTGCATGTTTTGGTCGATGTGATTACGCACCTGCAGTGATTCAAGGGGACATTGATGATCCAGATCAGGCATGGGAAGATATCAAAAATGATAATTGGTTCAAACGGTTGGATTTGTATAAAAGATGGTACAATTGGTATGTAAATAAAGTCGTAATTGACACGAATAAAACTTGACGCAGTGCACAAGTTAAGGTATACTTTTGTATAAATAAAACGTTACCACAAGTAACTAACATTAACCTTGACTTGGAGAATACAAATGATTAGCACCACAAGTGTATATCAAACTACCTGCACAGTATGTGTAGCAATTAGAGACTTTTTTGTGCGCATCTATGATGCTTTTGTTGAAGCACGTAGACTGCAAGCTGCAATGGAACTTGCACAGCATCTGAAGAGGCACAATTCAGATTACAGAAACATGTCACTTGGTGACATTGTTAACAGCATTATGAAAGATAAATGATATCATTCATAATCGTTTTGGTTATGGCATTCGAAACAGTTTTTCTTGATGCATCAGTTAAGCATAGAAATACTTTAAATGCAGAGATACATAGACCAAAGGATAATGCACCCTTTGCGGATGCACAAAAAACTTAACACAATTGTAACAATTGCGTGATTAAATATAAGGGGTACTTTAAATGTGCCTCTTTTTTAAAACTTATTATGGAGAAAAATATGTTCCAAAAACTTCTAGTGGCAATCCTTGCCACGGTCGCAGTATCAACTGCATCTGCCCGCGAATACATCTCAATTGCCGGTTCATCAACTGTCCTTCCATTTGCAACAATCGTTGCTGAACAACTTGGTAGACAATACAATCAAAAAACACCTGTCGTAGAATCTGGCGGTTCATCCGTTGGTAAGAAAGGTGTATGCGATGGAACTGGTCTTCAGTACATTGACATTGGTAATGCATCTTCAAGAATGAAGGTCAAAGAATTAGCATACTGTAGCAAGAATGGAGTTAAGGTTACAGAAATTAAAGTAGGTTATGACGGTATCGTTGTAGCAAACTCAAAGAAAGGCACACAACTCAACATCTCTCGTTCTGATCTTGGTAAGGCATTGACTGCTCAAGTACCTAACGAAGATGGCACAGCATGGATCGACAATCCATACACACATTGGAATCAAATCAATCCAGAACTTCCTGCGATTAAGATTCGTGTCATGGGCCCACCAACAACTTCTGGTACTCGTGCATCTTATGCCGAGATGATTAACCAGAAAGGTTACTGTGCAAAAGATCCTGTTGCTAAAAGGTTAAGTGCAGAGCGTGGAGACAAGAAAGGCAAGAAGTGTCGTGCAATGCGAACTGATGGTGCTTATGTCGAAGCTGGTGAGCAAGACAATCTGATCGTTCAGAAGTTGCAAGAAGACCCAGAAGCATATGGCATATTTGGATTTTCATATCTCGATCAGAACAGTGATACACTTCAAGGTGCAGTCTTAGACGGTGTTGCTCCTTCATTTGATGCAATCGGTGACGGTTCTTATAAAGCATCTCGTGCATTGTTCTTTTACGTAAAGCACTCACATGTTTCGGTTGTTCCGGGCATTCATGCTTATATGAAAGAATGGACTAAGCATTGGAGTGATGATGGTATGCTTGCTGATGCAGGTATGATCCCATTAGGTGAAGCAGAAAAGTTGGAAATGATTTCTCGTATGGAAGAACTTCCAGTTTTGACTGCTGATGATCTCAAGTAAGTCCGTATTCATTTCTGATACGCACTTAGGCACGAAGTCGTGTAAGGCAAAACGTCTACACGACTTTTTGTCGTCTATAGAGTGTGAGAATCTATTCCTCGTTGGCGACATCATCGATGGATGGGCACTACGCAGAACACACTATTGGACAAAAGCACAAACTGAGGTGATTCGTAAAATCCTCAAACTATCGGAGAACATGAATGTCTACTATCTACCCGGAAACCACGACGAATTCATTCGTCCCTTCTTCAAGTTCGACTTCCAAATCGGAGATGTACAGATTCTCGACGCGATGGATTATGATGCTATTGACGGTCGTCGGTTATACATCTGTCATGGTGACAAGTTTGATCTAACCATGAAGATACCTCGCCAAGTGATCAATCTCTTTGGTCACTTCTCAGATGGCACTCTCACAGATAAGATGTACAAGTTACTTGGCACAGAGAAAGTCATCGACAAGTTCATCACTGCTCGTGGATACGATGGTGCTATCACAGGGCACACACACGATCCAATGATCAAAGATCGCTACATGAACTGTGGTGATTGGACTCACAACTGCACTGCCTTGATAGAGCACTATGATGGATCATGGGAAATCCATAGACAAATAAAATCAAAAAACCCTTGACTCAATCCTCAGACTCTGTATAATAGGTACTGTAGTCCTTTGAGGTATTAGATATGATTATTCCAGTTTATAAGTTTGAAGCACACTTCACCAAAGGTATGATGAAGGGTATGGTCATGAAACAAGAAATGACATTCACAGGCGAAGCAGAAGCATTCGATTGGGCATGTCGTGTGAACGATAACCATCGCATCGGTCACTGTGACTATTGGGTATGTAATCTAGAACCAAACGGTTTCAAGGAGTTTGAAGATGTCCGAGTTTAATCAGATAGTTGAATTGACCCAAAAGATGTTTTATTATCTTGATACATTTGAGATTAATAACGGCCGCAAGTTAGCACAAGAAATTATCTGGGAACAGTTGAGAAAAGATGCTGTTGAGGAAAAAATGCGTCAACTACGAGCATCTTCTATATATGAAGAGAGTGCTAGAAAGTACTATGCAAAAAATTCTACAGTAGGTGAGTTTTAATGAAAACTGAAATGTATTCTGTGACACTACAAGACCAGATGCCACGTATCGGAAGTGGTGCACGTATTGTCCGGGCACGAGTTGGACGTAAGTGGGTAAGAGTCACTGACAATCATCCCAACCCGAATCATCGTTCTAGGCAACGTGTACACGTGCGCACGTGGAACAATCTCGAAAAAGAATTATTAGAAGATTTGGGCGACACTGCATTATGAAAAAGTTGAATGAAGATGTTACCCTGATCAAAACCACCGGATACGTTTACTATCTTAAGTGGATAGCAACTATTATAGTATTATTGGCAGTCGCATGTCGTTCTGTAGAAGAGGTGCCGCGGATATATGATGTAGTGTTTTCTTGGATAGGTACAGGTATGTGGTTAGTTGTATCACTTGCATGGAAGGATCGTGCATTGATTCTGTTGAATGCAGTCATGAGTTTTATGTTATTCGTGAGTCTTTTGAGGTATGTGTTCTAAGTGATTGATTTTTATCCGCATAAAAATGTGAAAAAAAACAAAAAAATGCGCATAAAAGTGTTGACTCTATTCCCTACTATGTTATTATATACATGTTGATTGAGAAGAGAGAGTGATTATGAATTTGAACGATATGATGAAGATTTGCGAACGTGGACACGAGTTCATTGATTACATGAATACGTTTTACAGTTTAGACCATGATGGAATTTATGCTGAAGAGTTTCAGTTTGAGCATGAAGAAATCGTTGACGGTATCAG